AGATTTGTTCAAGCTGGTCAAACAGTCATGCATCTTGATAGTGGTAGTGGTGGTGAAGTAATCATTGGTGGTACAGCATCTATTGGTTCAGCTAAATTTACAGTAGATACTGATGGTGCTGCCATTTCTGTGTTTGATTCTTCTGCTACAAATGGTGGTTACTTACAATTTAGAAATAATAATACAGCAAAAGGTATATTAGGTTTTGGTTCTAACGCAGGTGCTTCATCTACTAACGACATGATTCTTGGTTCAAACTCAGGAAATGTTGAGTTTCATGCAAATGGCTCAGAAAAAATGCGTCTTAGAAGTAATGGCTATCTAGGTGTTACAGGTACAGCAGGAACTGGTATTGAAAGAAGATTATCAGTTTATGGTAGTCATGTTTCCGAAGATGGTCTTGTATGGATACAAACAAGTAACGGTTCTGGTGATGATAATCTTGTTTTATTTTTTGATGGTAACACAAACAACTGTGGTGAAATTACACTTAATGCTAGTGCCAATACAGTTTCTTATAATAGTTCTTCTGATTATCGTTTAAAACAAAATGCTACTAACATATCTGATGGAATAACAAGATTAAAACAACTTAAACCTTATAGATTTGAATGGAAATCTGATCCAGATACTACAGTAGATGGATTCTTTGCACATGAAACACAAGAGGTAGTTCCTGAAGCAGTACATGGCACCAAAGACGCAATGAAAACAGCAGAAAATGTTGTTGTAAATGAAGATGGTAGTGTTGAATGTTATAATATTTCTCAAAAAGACTGGGAACAGGGTAAACTTGATGGCAAGTATGCAGACAACTCTACATGGCAAGCAACAAAAGAAGTTATTGATAGACAATCAATGGACAATGCTAAATTGGTGCCACTACTTACTGCGGCATTACAAGAAGCAATTACAAAAATAGAAGATTTAGAAGCTAGAATAGAAACACTAGAAGGATAACATCATGGATTTTATAACAGATATAATAACAACAATAACTTACATAGTAACAACAGCATCTATCATAGCTGCGTTTACACCATCTCCAAAGGATGATGCCTGGATAGATAAATTATTTGGTTACATCGATTTATTGGCATTAAATTTTAAAATTAATAAAGGAGAATAAAAATGGCAAATACATATACATGGGATTGTAAAACAGTTGATGTTTATCCTGAATATGACAGCTATAGCGATGTTGTTTACAATGTGCATTGGCGATTAAATGCAGAAAGCGATCAACAAGACGCAGAAGGTAATAATTACATAGCAACAGTATACGGTACTCAATTATTAACAGTAGATGATATTGGTTCTTTTATATCTTTTGCTGATTTAACTAATGAGATTACTACTGGTTGGACAACAAGTGCTTTAGGCGAAGATGAAATTGCTAGCTTGAAAGAGGGCTTAGACAACAACATTGATGGCCAAATCAATCCAACAAGCGAAACAAAAACAATAGCAGGTTAATCATGCCTTTACTACCAGTCACCCCTCCCGCTGGAGTAGTCACCAATGGAACAGACTATGGCAATAAAGGGCGTTGGACTGATAGTGATTTAGTACGTTTTCAAAACGGTTTTTTACGACCTATTGGTGGTTGGGAAAAAATAAGAAACTCTGCTTTAACAGGTACGCCGACAGGAATGTTTGCGTACATTACTAATACTGGTAAAAAAGTTTTAGCGGTTGGAACAAGACAAAAGATTTATGTCAACCATGACGGAACTTGGTATGACATTACTCCTTCTGGTTTTGTATCTGACCAATCAACAGACCCACTTGGATACGGTGCATATCATTATGACGTAGAAGACTACGGTGATGCCAGGTCACAATCTGGATTATTCTTTGATTCTAAATCATGGTCTTTTGATAACTTTGGTGAAGACTTACTTTTCTGCTGTTCAAGTGATGGCAAGATTTATAAATGGTCACCAACTGCACCATCAACCATAGGCTCACAGCTAACAAATTCTCCAACAGGATGTTCTGGTGTTTTAGTTACTAATGAACGTCATGTGATAGCTTTAGGAGCTGGTGGTGACCCAAGAAAAGTACAATGGTCATCAAGAGAAGCAAGCACAACCTGGACAGCTGCATCAACAAACACCGCTGGTGATTTACAAATACCAACAGGCGGTAGAATATTAAGTGCCGTTAAATGGCAAACAGATGTCATCATTTTTACTGATACTGGTATCGCAAGACTTTACTATACAGGTTCTCCTTTTATATATGGTATTCAAGATGCTGGTACTAACTGTAAAGCTGCATCACCTAGAACAGTTGTAACTTCTGGTAACTTCTTAGCATGGATGGGTGAAAACTCTTTCTTTGTTTTTGATGGATCAGTAAAAGAAATTAAGTGTGATGTGCATGATTTTGTTTTTGATGATATACGTTATCAATATAGAAGATTATCTTGCGGTGGACACAATTCTAACTTCAATGAAATAATTTGGTTTTTCCCAAAAGGCAGTGAACAAAAAACACCTAATAAATATGTTATATGGAATTATGTTGATAATGTTTGGTCGGTTGGTTCTATGGATAGAGGATGTTGGATAGACCAAGGTGTTTTTGATTATCCGATTGCTTGTGATTCACTTGGTAATGTTTATCAACACGAAAGCACAACGCTTGGCAATTCTGATAATTTAGGAACAGCCGTTCCATATGCAGAATCAGGACCTATAGAAATAGGTAACGGTGATAACTATGTGCAATGTAACCAAATATTACCTGATGAAGAAGCTAACAGTTTACCAGGAGTCACATTAAGTTTTAAAGGAAGATTTACACCACTTGGTCCAGAAACAGATTTTGGAAGTTTTACATTTGAAAATGATGGTTATACCGATGCTAGATTTACAGCACGACAAGTACAGATGACAGTAACAGGATCAACCAATCAAAATTTTCAAGTAGGCAATATACGATTAGATGTAAGAAATAGAGGTCGTAGATAGTGGCAAGAAGAACGCTGACACGACCAGGTGAAGATTACGATAAGAACTATCTTAACTATTTAATATCAGAGATAGAATATCAAACAGGTATGACTTTCAACAAAGGTGAAAGAATACAAATAAATGGTGGTGATGCCACCGAGTTAGTATTGGTAAGTCCAAATGGAACGAAATATAAAGTTAGTGTCGCAGATGACGGAACACTCTCCACCTCCACAACAGTCTAAAGAAGACTGGGAAGTAGAGTTTGACAGGTTAGAGCATCATATTATTCGTGCAATAAAGCACCAAGATATGTATAATTTAACTGATATTAAAGAAAAAATAGGCCAAGGAATGTTTCATATATGGCCTGGTAAAAACTCTGTAATGATAACAGAGTTTGTAGAATATCCCAGAGTGAAAGTAATGAATTTAATATTCTGTGCTGGTGACTACAAAGAGCTAGAGTCAATGTTACCTAGCTTTGAACAATTTGCAAAACATTTTGGATGCAAAAGAATTTATGGTGGTGGGCGTAAAGGCTGGCTACGAAAAATAAAACATCTTGGCTTTGAACAAGAATATCTGGTTAGAAAAGAATTATGAGTAAAGGAAAAAGCACAACTACAACAACGACTGACCCAGCACAAATGGCGATATACCAGGACCTTTATGGTAAGGCCCAAGGTATAGCTTCACAACCCTTTGTACCATATACAGGTGCAAGAGTAGCTGGATTTAATCCAGACCAAATAACAGGATTTGATGCAACAAGAGGAATGTTTAATCAATCAATGAGTTTTGATCCTAGAAACAATATAAACAATTTAATTAATATGCCAGCACCAAGTGTAAGTTTGCCATTTGGTTATAGTCAACCACAACAACCTTCTCCAATTTTCCAACCTGTACCAGCACCAGGCGGTGGTGGTAGTCCAACTCCACCTCCATCAATCGGTGGCCCAGGAGGCGGTGGACCTGTTTTTACTTCTCCAGACCCTAGAGCTTCTAGAAGCGTAGGCCAACCAATAGGCGGCTATGGGCCTGATAACAATCCACCCTCAAGCATAAATTTTCAAAATGATGAAAGATTTGGTCAACCAATAACAACAAGAATTGGAAGAAATGGACAAGAAATTCCTGTTTATGGATTTCACAATAATGTTAGCAATAGTATGAATATAGGTGCACCACTAGGTCTTCCTCCTGGTACTGTTCCACAACCTAGTATTAATAGAGGCGGGCAAGGATCTCCTGCTCCTGGGGGCGGTGTTTTTACTACTGGTTTAGATGAACTTATAAGGGCTGAAGAAAGTATAAATTCAGAATTTGCAAATACTATGAGGCCATCAGAGCAACCTATAATTCCAACTGTAAAACCAACTTATAGAGCACCATCTCCTTCAACATCTATTGGCACTCCATCATTAGATATATTAGGTGGCAGTAATGTACCTGGAGGCGGTGGAATAGATTATGGGCCTGGAATGGGCGGTGGATTATTTAGTGGTGGTCCAGTAGTACTTCCTCCTAATAAACTTCCAGAAACTGAAAAAGATTTTCAAAATATAAGCATAGAAGATAGATTAAAAATGTTAACAAATGGCGGAATTAGCAATAAACCAGCATCACCAACACCAGTTGGCACTCCACCATTAGATAGATCAGGTAGGCAGCCAATACTAGGTGGCGGTAATTTTCCAGCTGGTAGTCCTTCTATTTCTAATCCTTCTATTGGTATAAATCCTGGAACCCCATCACAACGAATAAATGCAGGACCATTCAGCTCAACCCAGTTAGCTGGACCAGCTATGCAAGAAGGTGTTTCGGTTGGACCCGCACAAACATTTGGTGGGGCTACTATAAATAACTTAGCTACTTTTGGCGGAGCAAACATAAGTCCTATAGAAAGATTTGGGGCTGCAACTATTTCCCCTATAAATACATTTGGTGGTTCATCAATTAATCGTGGTGACGTAAGAAATGTAACACCAAAATCTTTATTAGATACAGATTTAGGTGCATATCAAAATCCTTTTCAAGAGGAAGTTATTAATAATACATTAGACGATTTAAACAGAGCAAGACAATTACAAATACAAAGCGACCAAGATGCAGCAATCGGAAGAGGTGCATTTGGTGGTTCACGTTCAGCCTTATTAGAATCAGAAACAAACAGAAACTTTGCAGAACAAGCAGCTAGAACAGCTGGTGATTTAAGAGCACAAGGCTTTGATAGAGCAACAAATTTAGCTGGTCAAGATATAGGAAGAAGTTTTGATGCTAATAGATTTATGGCTGGTATTGATAGAGATATTGCATCGCAAAATGCAGGATTTGGTCAACAAGCAGGACTAGCAGCACAAGGATTACTTGGTGATATAGTAAGAGATCAAGCAAGATTAAATCAACAAGCTGGATTAGCTGGAATGGATGCAGAAAATAGAAGAAGATTCCAAGAAGGTATGTTTAGGCAAGAGGCAGGCATCAATGATGCTAATACATTTAATAGAGCTGCAATGCAAAATGCAGGATTTGCACAAGAAGCTGGCATGGCTAATATGGCGGCAAAAAATAGATTTGGCTTAACGCAAGCAGAACTAGACGCTAATAGATTTGCCGCTAATCAAAATGCTTCAAATACATTTGGTTTACGACAAGGAGATTTTGATAATGCAATGAACATGGGAATGTTTGATGCTGCTAACAGAGCTGCATTTATGCAACCACAATTAGAAATGCAAAACAGAGGATTCCAAGCTGGTTTATTAGGTGGCCAATTAAGCGACCAATACAGAAGTCTTGGTTTATTATCTGGTATCGGTTCACAACAACAAGGACTAGGACAAGCTGGACTAGATGCTGGTTACGGAGAATTTATGAGAGCACTTGGTTACGGTCCACAACAACTTGGTCTATTGGCTCAAGGTGTTAGTGCGTTGCCTAATCAAACTAATACAACATCAAGCAATAAACCTGGAACATTAGATCAATTAGCTCAAGCAGCGGCTATTTATTCTGGATTTGGTTTTTAAGAGGAAATAAATATGGCAAATATATTTTCAAATTTTGGTACTAAAGTAGGAAACGCTTTTACTAACCTTGGTCAAGGTGGTAATTTATTTAATGCCGACCCTTCACAAATAGCAAATTTATCTGAAGAAGATAGAAGAAGATTACAACGAGAAGGATTAGATAGATTTGCTAATTCTATAGGAGTAGCAGCTGCTATCGGTAGTGGCGACCCACAAAGAATAGCTATGGCTCAAAACAAAATGAGACAAGCAAAAATAGATAAAGAAAATGCTAGAGCAAAAGCAGAAAAGAAAGCTCAACAGGCATTGTTAAAACAACAACAAGATGCATTTTTAAAAGCAAATCCTGAGTATCAAAAAATGATTCAAATGAATGAGTTGTTTGGTTTGACCCCACCTGCTGCAAAAAATAGAGAGTCTTATGTAGCAAAAGATGGTTATAGATATTTTGTTGATAATAACCAAAGAGTTTTCCCTGGAGTTACAGTAACAGAAAAACAAAGCCAAGAAGATATATATAAAGAAAACGCAGCAAGAATTAAAAATATTATATTAACTGAAGGCACAAGTGGTTTAACTGAAAATGAATTAGCGTTCTATGATGACTATATTAAAAGAACAGGAGGAAATCCTTTTAATCAAGTACTTGCCAATATAGTTGGAAACGAGAATCCTGGAACTCAAAGAAATAAAATTTATAAAGTGATTAATAATGCTTATGGCAATACTTCAGCTGAAAGTATTATTAAACAAGCCATGGAACTTAATGGTGTTTCTAGAGAAGAAGCTATAAAAAATTTAAAAGCTAATAATATAATAGAGTAACATTATGGTAGATTTTATCATACCACCTCCACCCAAAGAGGAAGAGAGCGGGGGATTTAAAATACCTCCACCGCCTGATGTAGATGATAAAGCTATGCAAAATATTACATCTAATGGTTTTGTTATTCCTCCCACCCCAGAACAAGTTAAAGAAAACGATGGAAAATTATCTGAAGCAGAGCTAAAGAAAGACCCTGAATGGATTAGAGTTGCTAAAAGTATTTATGAATTTAACGAGGGTACAACTCTTGGTTTTCAAAAAGATGGTAAACCTAAAAAATTAAACTCCGATAAAGAATATGCAGATTATGCCCTAAGATACATGGGGTGGTTTAATTACAATATTCCTAAAATGGGTAATGAAGCACTTGATTTGTTTCAGTTCGCTAATCAACAACAAAAAGAAGATTTTGTCAAAGCAATGGATATGTATGACAATAAAAAAATTAGTTGGGCGGGAGTAGGAAGATTTATTAAAGGTGTTGGTTTTGATCCATCTACTTATGCAGGTATAGCAACTTTAGGAACAGGACTTGTTGCTAGAGCTGGAGCTAAAGAGGCAACTAAACAAGGTATAAAAGAATTTGTAAAACAAGGAGCAGTACAGGGTGCGGCGATTGGAGCTATAGAAGGTGCTGCTTATTCAACAGTTGATAATGCATTAAGACAGTCAGCAAGAATAATGTCTGGTCAAAGAGAAGGCTTTGACTTTGGTGAGTCTGGGCAGTCAGCATTATTTGGAGCTACAGTCGGTGGTGCGTTAGGTGGAACGATAGGTGGAACTGCTGCATATTTTAAAAATAAAAAAAATGTTGTACCAAGTGTCACTAAAGAAGGAGAGGACTTTGTTCTTCCACCAAAACCAGAAGAATTAAAAGAAACTTTTGTTGGTCCAAAGGGTGAGCTTGTCGACACACCAGTATCAGAAACACCAGTTACACCAGAGGTTGTTAGCCCTAAAGTAGAAACACCTATACAAGAAAGTCCAAGAGTTGATTACGATACCTGGAAAACATTGTCACAAGAACAAAAAAATCAATTAGTTCCACCCAATGCACTTAACAGGGGTTTTGATAACGATGAACTATTTGAAATGATTGATGGTGAAATTGGAGAATCATACGTTCCTCCATTTTCTAAAAAAGAATTTAGAGAATTTGTGCCAAGTAAATACAATGTTAATGAAAATGGCGTGGTTACAAATCCAGAAGTCTTTAAAATAGAACTGCCTAAAAGTTATAAGACTGAAATAGAAATAGACTATATAAAAGTTGGTGATAAATATTTATTACCAGCGGGCAGAGGCAAGCCATCGGTTTCAAGTGATATTCTTTTAAACTCTCTTGATGAAGTAAAAGATTATTTAATTAACAGGTCTATAAAAGATTTTAGTGAGCCAAGAGAATATGGACCAGCTTCCTGGAATCAAAACATAAGACCTAAAATATTAAAGAAACTTGAAGAACAAAGAACCAAACTTGCAACACCTAAAGTAGAAACACCGAAGCGTAGTACTAAGATTCCAGAAATATTAAAAGTTACTAAAGAGCCTAAAGTAAGAACTGCTAGAGATTATATTGGTAAGATTAAAGACGGAGAAAAGTCTGGTGAATTAAAAGCTATCTTTGAAGACTATGACGGAAAAACAATAAGAAAGTTTAGAGCTGGTGAAAATCAAGAAGGTGTAACCTTAGATGATTTAGATGAAGTAGCAACAAGAATGATGGAAGACGGTTTTTATACAAGAGCCGATTTGGAATCAGGTGCTATGACAAACAAAGTATTAGAAGACCTTACAAGTAATACTCCTCATCCAGAAGATGCAGCTATAAAAGCTGAATGGCAAAGAAAAACCGATCAGGGTAAAGAGGTAAGAAAACTTTTAGACGACAATAATATTAATTACAAAGGTATGACAGACCAAGAAGTCATGCAAACTTATGACGATATTGTATATGACAGACTCCCGCCAGCAAGAGACGAAGTACCTCTTGAAATGTATGCAGATGAAATACAAGCAGCATCAAGTGGTGGGAATATTAATAATGTAAGAGCAGAAGATGTTATTGACCCAACACCAGATGGTAGAGATTTTCAAACTGATACTACCACTGGCTTAAACCAAAGGGTTATTGATGTTGGTATGCAAATAATGGATGAACTTGAAATACCAAGAAATCCAAATGTAAGAATATCAGACCAATTAAAAGAAGCAGTATTGTTAGCAAACTCTAGTCCTAAGTTTATGGATAAGTTTGTAAAAACTCTTAAAAAGAATAATCTAACTGTTGAAGAACTATCTACAGTATTTAGAGAAAGCATATCTGATTCAGCAAGACGTATGCAACAACTAAGCACGGCTAGTAAAACAATGAAAAGAATTGGTCAAGAGCTTGGTGAGATTGCACCCGATGAAGGTTGGTATGCAAATTTTGCTAAAGAATACACAGATATAATTAGAGAGCTTGATAACATAAGAAGAGGTTTATTAGTTAGCCAGATAGCTACAGCAATGAGAAACAATACAGCTCAACTTGGTAGAGTTGGTATGCGAACACTTATAGAATCATTCGATGATATTTTAAATAGAACCTTTAATCCTTTAAGAAAAGCATTTGGAAAAGAAACAGTACCAGTTGATTATACAAAATCTTT